TTCATGCGATCTCTCCCTTCGCCTTCTTCTGCTCGGGCTGGAAGTCTCCCCGAAGCGGCATGAGCCACTTCTCCCAAACGATGGCGCCTTGATCGTCCACTACCCACACCGGCTCGCCGTCAGGGGGTTCATAAACTCCTGGGTCCATCGGATCGCTACGATCAACCGGCCCAACCAAATGGCGGCTGATCAGTTCAACGCAGGTTCCAACCACCGGAGGGAAGGTGTGATTGATCACAAGCGCCAGGTCTCCTGCCTTGAACTTGCTCATGCGAAAGTCCCCATCTGATCAGCCGCCGCCATGGCGTCAGCCTCGGTTTCGAAGTGAGAGGAAAGGACCAGCCGCCAGCAAGCCGCGAACACATCCCGATAGAGAGGCTCAAAGGCCGTATCGTCCATGCTGGCCCAGCTGATCGACTTGGCTTCCTTGCGAACGCCGTCAGGCGTGTGGATCAGGTGGAAGTGCCCGGCCTCGATGGTGATCCACTCCCGGAAAGCCTCTCGGCTCTTCTCGACTGCGGGGAAGCGGTCGGCGCGATCAGCCTCAAGCTTGGCGATATACGCAGCGACGGCGTTCTGCAACTGGCCAGGGCGGCCATTCAGATCCTCGAAGTACTTGGCAAGCCCGCGGATACCGCGCATCTCCTGGCGCGGCACCAGCCCGCCTTTCGGCTCCCAGTACTCCCACGCCAAATCCAGCATCGCGAAGAACTTCCCGTGGAATTTGGCGTTGCGCATCCGAGTGAATTTTCCATGGACGACCTGGCCGGCCTTCCACTTCTGGACAGTTTCACGGTCAGCCTCGGTGGCCGGAACCAATCCCTGGGCGGTACGGATAAAGGCGAGTTCAGCCACGGCCTACCCTCCCCTGGAACCAAACTTTATCGGGCGTGATGCCAGGGATCATCTCTGCGCGACGGCGAAGAACTTCTGCCCGCTCATGCGGGACTCCGGTCCGATCAGAAACCCCGTTGCGATAGCCATGCATGTAGGCGGCATTCGAGCGCTGGGCGCGCAGGCCGTCCTTGCCGGCCATGTAGCCCTGAACCATTTCCCAATCGGCGTCCGAGTACATGTCCGGCTTGCGATAGTTCGGCATCACTCGACCTCCTCCGGCTTGGCGCCGGGAACCTCAGAACTGCAAGCAGCTGGCGGCCAGTGCCCCTTGTCCTCGAGCAGGTCCACGCACAGCGCGACGCACGCATCGCAGATAAGCGCCGATGGGCCTTTGATGAGAGCCTTGAGGTCGTGCTCGGACTCTCCGCAGAACGAGCAATAGTGAGTTTTCTCGCTCATTACACAGCCCTCCGCTCAGCCCGTTCAGCGCAGTCCCGGCATTTACGAACGCCAGGGATGATCGAACGCCGCGCTACCGGGATCTCCTCGCCGCAGTCTTCACATTCGGACAGGCTCTCGCCGACGTACTTGACTCGGGAGTACAGGCGTTCAGCGAGTTCACGCTCGGCGTAATCGTTGGCGATGTCTACGATATCCATGTCACTCGCCCTCCCCTTGCAGGCTCTTCAGCAGTGCCTTGAGTTGGCGATAGCTTTCCATCGACTTGGCGCTCGATTCGCGCTCCTGCTCGACTGCCAGCGCGACGTCCTCGATGCGATCAGACAGGCGCTTCATGTGCTCGGCCATGCCGGCGAGCTCGTTTGCCAGTTCGCCTAGCATCTCCAGCGGGGAGGCGGAGCGCTTCGGCTCGGACTGGGTTTCGATCTTCTTCGCGGGCTCCGCCATCTTCGGCTCCTGATGCTTGGTCTTTTTCTCGACTTGGATTCGTTGGTAGTGGTCAGTACCAGTGCGGCGGATCAGTCCGGAATCGACTAGATCGCGCAGGCAGCCCTGGACAATCCGAACGTCCGGCGTGCTTCCGGTCATGTTGCGAAGTGCGGTGAGCACCTGGAACGAACGCCAGGGCTCAGAGATCGGTACGCACTCGTAGACCTTCTTCGCGATGCCGGTCTGCCCCTGCATGAGGGACTCCTGTTTTGCGGGCGTCACTGCTCGATCCTCCCTTCAGGCCAAATGCTCTTCACGACCTCTAACGGGTCGCAGTCCTCCATCAGAATCATCGTGAACGCCGGGCGGCCCGGCAGAACTACCTTCCAGCAGCGCTTCATGCGGCCTCCTGATCGGTTTGTTGTTGTGGGATTCCGGAGTACTCAATCCACTGGCGCGGCTTGTGGCCTTCGCGCTCCATGTATTGAGCGGACGCAGGGTCAAACCAGAGCGGGATGGTTTCCTCGACGCCGGTCAGGCGCTGCTTGGTGATGACCATCTTCACGTCGGAATGAGATGCGTAGTACGCGCGGTCCTCTTCGCTACCGTCCTTCATGGCGACTTCTTTCTTCTTGTTGCGCCAAACGGTGATCACGTTGTCGGCCAGGTCGGTAAGGATTGCGCCACCACGAACGTCGAGCTTTCCTGGAAGCTTTGTCTCGTCGTCAGCCTTGCGCGGGTGGGCAACCAAATGGACGTGGACGCCCATTTCGTGGGCAAACCCGACGATGGCTTCCATAGCCTGCTTCTGGCCGTTGTAGTCGTCCTCAGCCATGCCCAGCTTCGCCAGGCTGTCGACGACGAACTGCTTCACCCCGTATCGCCGAGCGGCATAGCGGAAGGTGTCGATCATCTCGGCGGTATTGGCAGAACCCATCTGGTTGTAGATCCACAGCCGACCTCCTAGAAACTCCAGGATCGCGTGGATGTATCCGCGAGACGGAAGGTTCAGCCCCGCCGCCTGGCGAACCATGCGTTGCAGGGTGCGCTTGGCCGGCATCTCCATTGAGGCGATACAGAACTTTTCGCCCTGGCGCATGCCGTGGAAGGCGAGGTAGTTCAGGAGCTGGGATTTCCCGTGACCACTCCAGCCGGTCCAGATAGTGACCTCGCTGTCGCGGAACCGAATGGTGTCGTGAGACTTCTCCCACGGGGTCGCCATCCCCATCACCACCGGGTTGCGCTCAAAGAACTCAGCACAAACGTCATCGGCGAAGGTTTCGGCTCCTACCAGCTTCTCCGGATCAAGGGTCTTGGCCTTGGCGTAGCAGTCGTCAATGTCGTCTCGCGTGTAGAACAGGGCGTCCAGGGCTTCGTTGAAGTCCTTGCAGCCCAGGTCAAGGATGCGGCAGCGCTCACGCCCAAGACGCTTGATCAGTTCCTCGGTCGCCTGCTTCCCAGCCTCGTCGTTGTCCATCGCGAGGTAGATCACGTCGAACCGGGAGAGCCGCGAGTATTCGTGCTCGATCCACGCCTGCTTCTCGCCTTTGCCGCCCCCAAATGGCACCGACAACGCCGGACGACCGTACTGCCAGGCGGTCATGGCATCGATCTCGCCTTCGGTGATGGTCACCTCTCGGGCGCCTTCCGGAATCGCCTGCCAGCCGAAGAGGCACGGCTCCGAATCCTTCGAGGCAAAGATTTTCTTCTTGCCGTTCTCGCGGTCGATGCACAGCGTTTTCCAGTGGATCAGGGTGCCGTCGCGCAGAAACGGAAACACGATGTCGCGGCCCTTCTCGCCGATCTTGAACGCCGCGATAGTTTCCGGCTTGAGCCCACGGCCAGCGAGGTAAGCCATGACCGGAGACTCATCGGCAGGCGCCTTGCACTTCGGGCGATCAGGGCGGACGTAGGCCTTCCTCGACGGCGCTTCGAGCTTGGGCTCGGCGATCCCCAGGTAGGACTTCGCCTCGGTGAGTGCAGTGCCCATGTCACAACTGCGAACTGCACGCCACAGGTCCAGCAAGTCGCCGGTTTCACCGGTCGAGAAGTCGCACCAGACACCTGCTTTCTCGCCCTTGAGGTGAACCCCCAGGCTCTGGCCCTTCTCGCCGTTCACGCTGCCTACGCGCCACTCCGAGCCCTCACGCTTGCCACCGGGCAGCAGGTGGTGAGCCACGTCGATCACGCGATCTGCGAGGCGCTGGGCGATCTGCGAGGGAGTCATGCCAGCCCCCTGGAGCGCAGGTAGTCCCAGCGATACCCGGAGGCGCGGTCGTGGGTTTCATCGCTCAGGATGCGGCGCTTCTCAACCGGAAGGTCGATATCGGCGTCGTGCCAGAAGTAACCCGGCAGCAACTTGCCGTCCGGGCCGAGCCCTTTGCGGATCGATTTAACGTTCGAGGTCAGCAAGCCGGCATTGGAAAGCCATTGCAGCGAAAGACCCTGCCAGCCACGCTCAACTGCCAACCCGAGAGCGTCACTCGGAGTGCAGCCCTTCTCGGAAGCTTCGGAAAGAACTTTCGCGATCCGCCGCCATGAGGTTTCGGTCAGCGGAGCCTTCTTCGCCCTTCGGACGCGGAGAAAATCCCGGACAAGCTGTTCCGGCAGGTCGGGAAACTCGGATTTGATTTCATCCAGCCCGATCAACCCGGAATCTTTTTTCGGCGCGGATGCGCGCAGCTCTACTGGTTCAATGATAGGTTCTAATGACTGGTTAGAGTCGCATACAGCTACTACCCCTCCCTGCACAGTGCTACTACCCTGGTCGCATACAGCTACTACCCCCTGCACAGTGCTACTACCCCCTGCACGAACGAGACGGTAGATATTTGGGAGGTTGATACCGTCAACATTGCGGCGAACGATCTTCACCAGAGAGGCATCTTCCAGGGCCTTTATCGCCCTAATAACCGTGTCGCGACTCATGCCGGTGTCATCGGCCAAGGTATTTATGCTCGGGTGGCAATCCCACTGCTCATTCCCGGCATAGTTGGCGAGCATGATCAACACGAACTTCTCTCGTGTTGGGAGCTTCTGCTCAGTAGCCCACGCCATAGCTTGGAAGCTCATTGTGCGTTCCTCCGCAGGCGCTCCAGGTAACCGGCGCTATGCAGATTCTGCTCGAACCAAAGCGGCTTTCCGGGCCACACCATCCCAGGGTTACGGGCCTCAGTGGCTTGATCGCTATCCCAGTAAGACAGGCATTCGCCATCGCCCTCGATGGTGTTAATGATGTCGATCAGGGGGCCGTAGAAGAATTCACGGGAACTGGAAAGTCGCTTGTCTGAGAGCAATGCATGGACACGGCGCTCCCAAAGGAACGGCTCCTGAACTTCAGCATAGAAAGCCACTTCGAACTCATGCGGAACACCAGTCCCGCGTGATAGTTCTTCAGCACGCTGACGCGGAGATCTAGTAGTCGCACCAACCTTATACAACCCAGGCATGGCAGGACTGGTCAGAACATAAACAAAACCGTATCCGCTCATTATTCGTCCTCCAGCGGATTGCGCATGTCTTCGCGCATGGAGGCGGCGAGAATGCAGAGATCGCTTGTGAACTGGTGGAGTTGATCCAGAGTGACGATCACGATCTGTCCACCCTGGCAGATGACAATGGAGTCCTTCACCGGACGAAGCTCCAAGGCGTTGTAAGTCAGCGTTCGAGGTTGCATAATTCACCTGTCACCTGATGTTGTTTTCCCACGCGTGATTCGGCTGCCACCGATCCACGCACCGACAAAGCCCTGTAGTAATCGCTCAGGGCTTTGTTGTATCTGCGCCTCCACTCACTCGACCCCATACCCGCCAGCTCTTCAGCAGCGTTAGCCATTGCGGCGTAGTCAGAGTTCGTGAGACGAGGGCGCATAGTCACTTCGCCCTGTGCAGTTCGAGCACGGCCCGAACCTCTTCATGCCTGGCGGCCATGTGCTTGGCATGCAAGGCCAAAATCTCTTTCGCCTCATCGGCGCTGATCTCCCCGTCCTCCAGGGCCAGAGCGATCATCTGATCAACCCGGCCACGCTTAACCGCTGTACGCAGCGAACGGTGGTGCAGGTCTACGTTGTCCAGATCGCCCGCTTCCGGCGTCCGCACAAACACTCCCCCATACATCGCGCAGATGTAGTCAGGCAGATAGGAAGTCCCCATCTCCTGCTCCAGGACGTGCAGGTCACCGTCGCTCAGGGGCTTCACGCCCGCCGTTTCGTACATCTGGTTTTCCAGGCGCTTGAGCGGAATCCCCAGACGCGCAGCAGCGCAATCGCGACCTCCCGGATAGGCATTGGCTACCGTGGTCATTACCTTTCTGCGGGTCTCTAGTACGGGCGTTTTCATGCTCTAGTTCTTCCCTTGAGGTCGGTGCTATACGCTGTCAGCCGTGAATTGAGGGGACGGCGAAAGCCAGCGCTTCGAATGTGGAGTCCGGCGCAACCGTGGTAGCTTTTTGCTTCCACACGAAAAGGCCGCGGAGGCCGGACATGACTGACGAAATCGACAAGATCGTTGCGACGATCAACGCGCAGAAAGGCGAACTGATGGGCATCAACGCTTTCCTTATGGCAATGGCACGCTCGCTAACACCTGCGGAACTCGGGAGGGTTCTCGACGGGTTCGATAACGAAATTGCGCACATGCGATCGTTCTTGGCGTACTCGCAACTGCCGGACGAAGTCATTGGGGGTCTCGAGGGTTATGTGAAGACTTGGAACGCGATTCGAACGAGGCCAAACCAGTCTTGAGAGACTGCGCCCAGAAAGCGTCTCGGCTCTCCTCGTCATCCTTCAGTGCATTCTCGGCAGTCACTTTCTCTGGCCCGTCCAGAACCATTTCGCGGGCCAGTTCAAGGAAGCGCAGCGCATCCTCTTGGCTCATGCCTGAGTCGAACTGGATGTAGGCCGTTGGCCACTTGTCGATCAGCCGGATTTCACTGGAGCTCTTCCTCGACGACGTGGCGCCCAGGAAGTAGGCCATCGCCAACGAGGAACCAAAGATCAGGATTTGCATGAATTCGGTCATGGCTGGCCTCCCGGCCGGTAGATTGGATCGGGTTAGGCGGCGGACTGCTCAGTAGCGACCTTCAGGGCGCCTTTCGTAATGCGCTCAATCTCGTACTGGCGGAGTTTTGGAATTTCTTCTGGCCACTGGCGCACCGCCTCATAGGTAATGCCGAGGGCTTTGGCTACCTTCGAAACGCCGCGGAAGTGGCTGATCACTTGGGTCTTGGTCATAGGCGACTCCAGTTCACTCGTATCAATTCAAGCATGCTTGCAATCACAAAGCAAGCATGCTTGGCAAGCTACCTTGTAGATTTCTCACCATGAAAACCACTGACCGGATTACCAAGCTTGTGCTCGCCAGAAAGCCGGAGATCGGCACTCGCGGGGTAAAGCGAGACATCGCCAATACATGCGGCATCAGCTATGAGGCCGTAAGGCAATGGTTTGCCGGCGACACTGAAAACATCAGAAATGAAAATTTGACCGCGCTAGCGGAGGGCTATGACACGACGGTGGACTGGCTTCTATCTGGTTCAGGGGAGCCGCCTCGGCGAAAAGCAACAAGCAGCACGGCGGAGATGTTCCTTCGGATGTTGCAAGGGAAAAAGCTTCGTCCTGATCAGCAGAAGCGGTTAGAACAGGCAGTCCTAGACACTTTGAACGATCAGCCTGCGACGGAGCCCGCCGACAATGTGATAGTTGCCGACTTCTCCCGTAAGCCGTTGGTGGGCGATGAAATTCGCATCGCTCACTACGACGTCCAGGGAGCAATGGGCAACGGAAAGGTTGTGCAAGACTTCCCAGAGATGTTCAGAGATGTCGCGGTCAGCCAGCAGCATCTGCGTGAGCTAGGGGTCAAATACAAGGACCCATCTCACCTAAAGCTCATTACAGGCGACGGGCAATCGATGGCCCCGACCATCCAGGATAAGGACCCGATGATCGGTGACGTGAGCATCCGAGAGTTCACTGGAGACGGTATCTATGCCTTTATTTGGCAGGGCCTGTTCTACATCAAGCGACTTCAAGTTGCGGATGAGGAGCATTTCGATATGATTTCCGACAACCCATCACATACCAATCGAGAGATTCGCATCGACGACACCTATATCCAGGCAAGAATACTGCTTGTCTGGAACGCGCAAAGAGTCTGATGGACACCTGACGCTCAAGGAGAGAAACGATGGTCGACTGGCACGCTGAATTTGGGGAAAGCCGAATTTTCCACGAGAAGCGCATAGACCGAAGGTCTGTCGATGAGCTTGCAGGACTGGCGGCAGGGATCACTGCTGATGGGCATATCAATCAGCAGGAGGCCGAGTTCCTACAGGATTGGATCGCTACGAACCTGGTCCATCTTGACGATCCAGTGACCAACCTCCTCTACAGGAGGCTCTCAGACATGCTTTCAGATGGTGTGTTAGACGCTGATGAGTCTGCCGAACTGCTTGAGATTCTTAGAGGCTTTGGTGGCCTCTCTGCTTCCAAGCCGAAACCAAGCGACAATGCCTTTACTCCATCGAACGCTCTTCCGCTCAACAATCCAGCTCCCAAGCTTGAGTGGTCGGGCCATCTCTACGTTTTCACTGGCGTCATGGTCTACGGCCCCAGAAAGCATTGCGAAGAGATCGTCGTCAACCGCGGCGGGGGAATAGCCTCAGGCATCAGCAAAAAGGTGCACTACCTGGTCGTCGGCGAGATAGGCAACGAGCAGTGGCTACACAGCACTTACGGAACCAAGATCAAGCGAGCTGTCGAGTTGCGTGAGGAAGGCCATCCCATCGCGATCATCAGCGAGAAGCACTGGCAAGCCTCGATGTTCAACCTGGTCTAGGTGAGGCGAGGCGTCATCGCATATGGGCCGCAGGCTCACGAGCGCCGCATCATAGGCAAGGTCATCTGGAGGGGTGGGGATCTGTAGCTATGGGCGGGTCATAAGGGAGTGATGGAGCAATTGAAAGGATTGCTTGTCAGATAGCCGAAGGAGCAAGGGAGTGAACAAGGCCACTTGGCTTGATGAGTGCCGGGATTGGTGCAAAAAGATCAAATACCTTTCCGAAGAACTGGAATGGGGAGAGCGGCCAAATCATAGCGGGTGGCTTGAAGCGACCAGCGCTTTACTGGACGAAAGCCGTGTCACTCTGCCTCGTTTGCTATTCAAGGGAGAGTATCGCCCTGGAAGGATGGGCGACCGGATCAGCTACGGTCTCATGTATCGAGAACAGCGAGAGATGCGCAGGGTCTTCATGCTAGAGATCTATCCCAAACATGAGCGCTCGCATTCAGAGAATGGAGTGGTTTTCTTCGGACCGCACATCCATCTGGGCGATCCACGGCTCGATCAGATCACGCGTATTGTCCATGCCAATTTAGATGGGCCGACCGTCAATCGGTGGATTGAGCGATTCCGAAGACACGCTAGAATCCTGGACAATGACCTCCGTCAGTTGTGTGCTCCGTTCACTGATGATTTGTTTGGGTGATCCATGGCTGCTCTAAGCTGCTCAACGTTTTTCACTAAAGCTGGATGGCACTGTCAGGTAGTCCAGGCCGGCGGCGCCATGGCCACCTACATCAGCACTCCGATCGTGCTTCCTGGTGGCAAACCTCTGGATTTCTATCTGATCCCCCGCGGAGAGCTGGTTGAGTTCACTGACGATGGGATCACTATGTTCGCTCTCAGCGGCCTAGGGTATCAACTAGGCGATAAGCGAAACTGGAAAGGTCTGGAGAATCTAGCCATCAAGCACGGGTTTAGCCTGACCGAGTCGGGATCGTTTGAGGCTGTGTTCCTTCAATCGGATATGGCCGAATGGGGCGGCCGCATCCTCAAACTCTTTGCGGCTATCGCCGCCTGGGAAGACGAGCGTTTCAGTGAGGGCGATACTGACTTCTCTCTCACGTCAGAGATTGAGATGCTGCTCCGCGCCAAGGCGCCAGAGAAGCAACTGGTCAGGAACGCTACCGTGTCCATTGGGAAGAACGAGATATCCTTCGACTTCCTGTGGGGAGATACTTATGTTGATGCCATCCGACCTGTGGCGCAGTCGGTGAACGCGCGGCTTAGGAAAGCCGTTCTCATTAACCGCAGCGAAGATCCGCTTAAGTTGCTGTTTATCGTCGATGATCGAGGTCAAGAAGAGCGGGCCGAAGCAGAAATCAGCGTACTAGGAGATATCGCCAGCACGATACGACTGACGGATTTCGAGAAGCACTACAGCCCAGCGCTACATTGATCCAAGGCCCGCACCCGCGGGGCTTTACGTCTCCGAAGCCTTTGACAGATTCCCTCTGCCGGCCTGGGAAGGCAGCAGTCCGGCACAGGTCGCCGCTCGACTCCGGCGCGGCCTTTTCGTTCCAGGATGCCCTCCACTCCCGGCTCCGCACTGATCTGACGACCGCCCTGCCCCGGCGCTGAACTCGATACAGCGCCGCCCCTTCTGTCTGGCGCCGCATCCAAAGGACTCCTGAGCGAGCCCCGCCTGCGTGATGGCGACGCGCCAGGGTGCTAGGATGGCGGCTCAACTCACAGGGAGGTACCCATGAAGTCCGCAGTCATTCTTGCAGCCATTCTCGCATCATGCTCGGCCTTTGCCGCAAAGCCAGCCGCCAAGGCCTGGACCCAAGAGCCATCAAGCTTTCTTGGCCTGACCTTCGAAAGCAGCAGCGTCATGGCGCTCCCTCAGTGTGCGCCAGGCGTGATCGGTTTCCAGCAGACACGGCTTTGCCGAGAAAAACCATATGGCAATCTCTACACGATTGAGGGAAAGCCCTCGATCGGTCTTCGATACAACTATCACTTGTCCGCCAAGCTGAACGAAGGCCAGGTGGAATACTTCATGCTTACGGGTAATACCGATGATTTCGATAAAGTGACCGAACTCTTCACCGAGAAATACGGAAAGCCTACATCCCGCGCTGCTCCATCAGTGAAAACCAAGGCCGGGGCATCCTTCGTCAACGACACTCTGGTATGGGATGGCGCGCGCGTCAGCATTACGCTTGAGCGATTCTCGACAGACATAAATACCTTCGGCGCAATAGTGCTCAACAAGCCGATCGCAGAGGCAAATTCTCGGGCCGCCGCTGAAAAAACCAAGAGTGATGCCTCCAAGCTCTAGCCTCCTCTGACCGTGATCACCAAGCCCGCCTAGCGCGGGCTTTTTCATGGAATCAGAATGGAGGCTTCTCCTCCACGGGCTCCATCTCGGAACAGCTATCTTGGTGCTCTCCATCGTTCCGAATCGACCACCGCAGGGTCACCGATCCGTCATCATTGAAAATCAGCTCGACCCCGTCCTCCTCCGAGATCAACCCCATCACGCTCTCCCACGCCTCATCAGGATCAGTGTCTAGCTGATGAACAGTCACGGCACGCTCTAGCTGAGCCTTCGGGGAACTGATCATCGCCGCCACTCTCAGCCCGAGACGGTCTGTTGCTGTGAGTTCGTCGCGACGCTGCTGCGCCTTCTTCTGGCTTCTCATAGACACCCTCCATTACTGGCTATCCATACAGTATTAAAAAACATCACAAGATTGCTTGCATTATAAAAACAAGCATGCTTTTATAAATGCAAGCCGGCTTGTGGGTTGCTCGAAGACACACAGATAGCAATGCATCGCCGGCCAGGCCACCGAGCCGACCGCTCTTTAACAACCTGAAGACGAGCCAACGGGCGCCGAGTTGATCCGGCTATTGAGTTCCGTTGGACGGTACGAAATGCGCAATGCGCTCACCACCGGCTACCGGCGTGAGGGTTTGCGAGAAACACCGATTTCACTGGCTGGCCCTCCACCGAGGGCCAGACGGGAAGTCAACACGCCCTGGAGGGCAAGACGATGAACACTCAAGCTCAAGCATTCCACCTCATGATCGAAGTCAAGTATGGCGATAGCCCGTCCTATTGGCATCCGGCTTTCGAAGCTGAGACCCAAGAGGAAGCCAACGATCTGATCCAGCACTTCCCGCAGGCCTACGGTGAAATTTCCCGCCGCATCGTGGTAGGCGCCCCTTCCATGGACTGCACAGAACTGCGGCCCTGCTGATCAACACCGCCCCGGTTCGCCGGGGCATTACCGCCCTGGAGGGCAGACGATGCAGATCGAAATCGAACTGGCGCCTAAGCCAGTCCCGCACCCAGCGATTGCTGGATGGCTACAGGCAGCGGATGAGGCTGAGCGCGCCGGCCTGACCTTCGCTGCGAACACTTACCGGAGCACCGCATGCAGCATCGAGTTGGAACAGGAAACTGGCGTTCCTGTATGCGCATGCTGCGGCAAGACGTTCGGGCGCGGCGTCCTCCATCAGTAGCCCGCCGCCATTCCGGTAGCAGGGCATCACCAGACCCAACACACCCAGCGATAAGCGGGAAGAGAGGAAAACATGAACGTACAGAAGCACCTATCCATTCTCGGGTATCGCGCCAGGGATCGCGTGACCGGCTTCGAGGGCGTGGTTACCTCGGTCTGCTTCGACCTATACGGCTGCATTCAGGTAGTTCTGAACCCTGGAATCGGAGACGACGGAAAGATCGGCGAACAGCTTTGGTTCGACATCAATCGCATGATCGTTGCCGAGAATAAACCCAGGGTCATGGACCTCCCGGACTTCGAGTACGGGCCAATTGCTGAAGGTCGTCACGGGCCAGCAGAGAAGCCCGCCATGCGAACTGTGTAACCAGCCGCCCGCGCCTGCCGGGTTCCCCAACGCAGGCCCGATCCCCTGGAGGTTCGTCACGGCTCCTCCAGGGCTGTATCGGAGAGTGGTCTAGGTAGCTCAGAGCGGTAG